TAATATTAAAATCAATAGTTCCGGCGCCTAATCCGTAAACTACTGCCCACATAAGACAGATTTCTCCGGTATCTGCATTAATCCATCCGAGCCATTTTGCAACATGGCAGATGATGATTCCTAAAACTGAAACAACCTTAAAGATTTTGCTCATAGTTTTTGCACTTGTGAGCTTGTCTTTGTTTTCCTCCGCTTTCTGTTCTTCCATTGTGTTAATCCTCCGCCTAAGAAAGTCAGAAAAAAAAGAAAGCCCCCGGAAAACTTCCGGGAGCCTTTGGAGAAGTATGTCATTAAGATTTTTTTAAATAAATGCTTTGTTATTTTTTTGCGAGCTTGTTTGCTTCGCCTTCTGGAATGAAGCGGGCACAAACTCCGAGCACGGCACCGCCGATGATTGTAACAGAGCCAGCCCATGCGGTTGCTATCTTTGCATCAAGCTTGCCAGTTGCTCCCAGATAAGTAAAAATACCATCTGCCACGATTTCTACTGCTGTAACAATAGCAGTAATCAAATCAAAAACATTCTTTGTCATGTTTTCCTCCTATCTTAATTTCAAAAGCCTTGCCGTAACTGGCCGGCCTTTTTCTACACATTGAGAATCCTTTAAGGGATTAAAGGCAATCATTCCACGCTCAACTCCTACCCAGTGACTTTTCCCTTTATAGTCAAAGCGGACCGGAGTTCTATCTTTTAAGTTGAATAAGTTTTTAATATCCTTAAACTCAACAGATAAATCTCTGCCTGTCAGGAATCTGCAAGCTTCCTTCCAGTGCACTGTGCAATCTTTTTCGATAACTCCGGCATCTATCATGTCGGAAACAAGCTCGATTGCGTGATAGTCGTCTGCTTCAATTCCTAAGCACCACAAAAGCACAAAAGCAGCGCATCCATAATTGTAGATAGTTTCTAACCGCGCCGGAGTAAACTTCGAGCGCATTTCCCAGCAAAAAGTCTGTGGATATTTCATTTAAGCCCTACCTTAACAAAAATAAAAGCAACAATGCCGGAAACTATCGCCGAAATAAGCGGAGAAAGCCATCTGTCAATATTTTTTTTGTTACTGTCTTTGATTTCATTTATTGCTGTTTCCAAAGTTTTGATTCTCTGCTCCTGCTCAGCAGTCTGCAGCAATAAATCCGTCACCTTATCAAGCTTTCTTTCTACCTGATCAAGCTTCTTCTCCACCTGTTCCATACGATATTCCAGGACACTCTCACACTTTTTATCTTCCATCAGAGCCCTCCTAAAATGTACGCTTAAACTGCGCTATCTGTTTCAAGAAGCGATCTGCTGTAAAATTATTGAATACTCGGCTTCCTGTATCTGCAAAGCTCGTAGAACTTACAGCAAGGTTTCCGCCCCCGCTTTCCCATATCAGCGATGCAATCTGCAGCGCCGTAGTTTTTATAATCTCCGGAACAGTTTCAAATCCAGCTGTAAAAGTAATCTGATAGCGGCTTCCTTTTTCAAAAACTGAATTATCAACAAAGCAGACATAATTCTCTGTTTCACATTCAAGCTGAGAAGGATCCGCTTCAATTCCGTCAATATTTAAGGCTGTTATCTCAGTTATCGGCATTGCCTGCAGAGCTGCAAGCGCTCCGCCATCGCCTTTAATCAGCTGAGTATAAGATTGAGATTCCGGATCATATCCCAGATATTCCTTTACAGTCTCCATTGCAGACTGGCAGAAAGATTCCGGGCTTGTGTCGTCATCTTCAACCTGTTTATTAATGAACTTACAAAGCATTTCGCCAGTAATATAATTCATTTTTACTCCTTAACGATTACGCCGGCACCGCACTTTTCAAGCTCGTTTGCAATATAAAGCGCAATTTCTCCGACTTCACCCTGATAGAAAGTTCCATAATCAGCGCAGATTGTTCTCTTAAAACGTACTTTTACAGTCTTAAAATGGTCGCCAGCTGCAACAACCGGAGCCTTCTTTTCTTCAGCCTTTGGAGCTTCAACAACCGGGCTTTCCTCGGTAATTTCCTTCTGTTCGATTTCTTCTGCCTTTGCAGTTGCTTTTTTTGCCATTTAATCCTCCTTTGATGGCTTATTTCTTCTTTCTGCCATAATCATTGTTTTCGACCATTCCATCCCATTCCATTTTGATGCCGCATCCGGCAAGATAACCGACAACAAAAGCGAGGGAAGGGCGCTCCTGAACATATTCCGGAGTCGAATCCATAGGCGCACCGATGATGCTGATTTTCTTTGCTCCCAGCATCCAGGCATAAATCGCAAGCGCACTGATGGAATTATTCACCGGAAGGCCCTGATTATAAACTTCATCAGGCAGCTCATAAAAAGTATTTTCATGCTCAACTTTAATTCCGTGTAACTCAAAATACTTATCCGCGCCCTCGCGCTTATCAGTGCCCAGCATCCAGAATTCCGCATCGCCTTTGCGCAAGGCTTCAACCGGAATCCCTATGTTTGCTTTCCCGCAAATAATAACATCCTTCATATAACAAGAAAGTCAGTTAAAAAGAAAACCCCTCGCGGAGGGGCGAGGGGCCGACTTAACAACAATGGCAGATGTCAGTCTATTTCAAGCCGGATTGCTCCGGCATTGATTTATTTTGTTGTTGTACCTGTTGAAGTAGTATTGCTTACCTTCAAGCGAGTGAAAGCTTCGCCGAGTGTTGGCATACCATCTGCGAGAGTGTGGGCAATATAGCCGATCTGATTCTTCTGAGCAAAAAGCTCTTTAAGAATATCGATTTCCAAACCTTTCCAGTAGGCAAACTTGTAATAGTTGCGGAAGTCACCGAGAACAATTACATAAGAGCCTGCAACCTTTGTATTTGGAGCGAATGCGCTCTCAATTACTGGCATGCCGAGGATTGTGTCAGGCTCGCCATCGCGGAGACCTGGGCGCCACATATACTGTCCATCATTGTCTTTGAACAGCATAACATCTTTCAAGATGTCTGTATGCATTACCCATGCAGCATTGCGGCGATAGCCTGGCTTAAGATTCATCTTCATCTTTACGAGGTCATCAGAAGTCATGATAACTCCAGATGCAACAGTTGCGCCTGAGCGGGTAGATTCAACATCGCGAGAAGTTGGAACACCGTCATTTGATGCAGAGAATACTCCGAGAGGCTTTCCGCTTCCGTTACCAGTAAGGATTCCAGCTTCAAAAGCATCAAGAATCTTTGAACGGAGCTTTCTTGCAACAAGAGTCTCTACTGGAATACCAGAAGAAGCGAGCATCTTCTTTGAAACCTTGATGAGCTTTACAAGGTCATTAGGCTTCAGTTCGCGCTTGCCGTATGCAAGACTTGAATCTGCAGAGATTGGATCAGAAGGAACTTCTGCAGTCCAGTCTGCATCAGATGCATCTGTTGCTTCGTATGGAAGGCCGAGAGAGCCGGCATTTACAACCGGAATCTTTTCTACTGCATCATAGAGCTGATGCTCGTCTGCAGCGCCTTCGATAACTTCATCAACAAACTGCTGAGGAGCGAGAGCATATCCAGAACCAGGGCTTCCAGAAGTTCCGAGAGTGAGATCTCTTTTTTCGCCAGTCTGAAGGAAGTTTCTGAATGTATCCATTTCAGAAGGATTTGCTCCGCGTTCTTCGTTGTTTGCTTCAGGCTTTGGAAGATTTGTGTCAAATCCGTTAAGGAATGCGTTTCTTTCTTCTGCTGCAATTTCAGCAGAAAGCTGGCGCAATTCTGCTTCCTTTTCACTGTAGAGCTTCTGCTCTTCGTCATTAAAGCTGCGTTTTTCAGCAACTACTTTTTCATTCATTTCGCGCATTTCAGCAACAAGCTGAGCGCGTCTTGCTTTCTTATCCATAAAGCAACTCCTAAAAATTAAGAATTTGCAAGCAAATCGAGTTCGCGATTTCTTGCTTCAGCTTCGAGAACTGCCTGGCGCTTCTCTTCTTCCTTCTTCTCAGCTTCAAGTCGCTCCGCCTGCAGTTTCTCGATCAATCCGTCTGAAAAACTGCGAGCTGAAATAGAAGTGTGATCGTCAGCTGGAATGCTGACAACCGAAACATCATACAGCTTTCTAATATTTGTAATAGTGCGCAAAATAACGCGCTTATCACCTTCGGAAAACTCTTTCACTTCGTCATCTTCAACAACAAAGCGATAAGACATCTTAGTCAGGTAACCGCCTTCGATTTCCTGATGGATTTTTCGGCCTTCTTCAGTTCCGCCCAGATACGCATCAACGCGCAATCCCTTTTCTTCTACTGTTAATTTGAGAGTGTTGTTTGAAAGGCGGGCAAAAACACGGCCCTCATGATTCAGATTGAAAATAACATCGCTCATGTCAGTTTTTGCGAATGCTTTTGAATCAACCTGCTCGCGAACTTCCCACTCCTGGCCGCCGATTTTCTCACGGTAGAGAGTGAAAGGCTGATTAAAC